TAATAATAATCTAATAATAATCTAATAATAATCTAATAATAATCTAATAATAATCTAATAATAATCTAATAATAATCTAATAATAATCTAATAATAATCTAATAATAATCTAATAATAATCATGTATAATATTAAAAAAAATAAATTATCTAAGAAATCTAAAAAAAAATTAAAAAATAAAAAATATAATAAAAAAAGTAAAAATATTTATGGTGGTGGTAATGAAACATTAAAAGTTGATAAAGATATCAATATAGGAAAAAATGTTTTTTTGTCAGTATTAAATTTTGAAACTTGTAGTAAAGATGAATACGATAATTTTATTTTATTATATAATGAAAATAAAGAAAATTTATGTATTTATAGACAGACAGATAAATTAACAGGTGAAATAAAAGCTGAAAAAACACAAGATTTATATGAATTTATAACAGAAAAATTATATTTTATGTTTATTAAATATTTAAAATATAATATTATATATTTATATGAATTAATTGATTCTAAAAAAATTATATTGACTTTTATTTTAATAGAAACTAAAGATTTACGAAAATATAATATTATTACTTTAATATTATTGTGCAGTAATAATATTCCTAATGCTACTAAAAAAATAGGTGATAAAACAATAGGAAAATATTTATTAGATTATATGTATGATGAATATTATAAAGTTAATAATTCTCCAATATTATTTATTGGTCATCCTGCTACACCAAAATTAATACCATATTATATTATGTGGAAAACACCTATTATGTCACCAGAATTTTTAGATTTAACATCAGGTAATTTATTATATGGTAATATAGAAAAAATATCAGATGAAACGTTAGAATATTATTTTAGATATGAACTTGGTATTATTAGTAGTATAATGATTGAATTAAATATTGAAGAATTACCTACAGATTTAAATTTAAATGAAAAAAAAAAATATTTATTTGATAAAGCAACAAAAATACAAAATGATCAAAGTAAAGAAAAAATAATACAAGAAATAAATAAAATAAAACTTACATCAGTTAAAGAAATAAGAGAAATATTACAAAAACAAAATGCTAATCCTAGTAGTAATCCTAGTAGTAATCCTAGTACTTGAAAATATATTGCCCTTTGGCAATTTTGGCTTTATTAATTTTAAATTTTTCAAATTCAGGGCGACCCATAACATCTATTGGCACAGCATTATGACAATTACGGGCAATATCAATATATAATTGAAAATCATCTTCATCATAACAAAGACTATTACCCGTATCATCTAATGTAATTTGTTCCACAAACTCTCGCACCGCTGTCAAATCATCAAGGCGCTGAATAACAGTTGTACCAAGTCTAACAAGGTCAAAGCTAGGGTTAGGTTTAAATTCACAATTCTTTAAACTACCATCGACTGGATAATCATATTGACCACTGGCATCTCCGTCTTCCTTAAATTGATCACTAAATACCCAGCGATCACCAAATTTGAAAGTACCACGAGCAAAATCGATAATCTTTGTAATTTTACCAAATGTAGGAACACGATAATAATTATTAGCAATTTGAAAGTATAGGTATTTCAAAGGTGTCCTCTTAAACATAACATTGCTAGAATGTAAATCATTATGAACAAAACTAAAGTATTTCTGGGCAACTGCTAATCCAAAAGAGACTTGAAAGAATACACTAAACCATTCTGTTTCACTCATATTATAGTCATCGTCTAAAATATTATCTAGAGTATTATCGAGTTTTTCCATAAGGGAAAGACTAACTGGCATTTTATCACATTTTATATAATAAAGATTGGAATTATTATTATCAAAATCAGTAATAGATAAATTATCCTTATCAATATCACTTAATTCTTCTATAAAATCATTATCATTATCATCATTAACATCAACATCATCAATTTCATCAATTTCATCAATTTCATTAATTTCATCAATATCAACAGTACTATTTAAATTATTACAAATATTAGATAAAGGTGAACCTCCACATTGAATATCAGTACATGATTCATCAGTACATGATTCATTACTACATATATTACAATTTTCATCATCTAATATATTAATTTCTAAATCTTCAGCATCCATATCTTTAATGAAATCCATAGATACACTCTTAATAATATCACATTCTAATAGATCTGTTTCTAGATCATTACTAGATTCTACCATAGATTTTTCAGTAGGTTCTTCAATAGTAGCCATCGCATTATCTAAACATTTAACATTAATATCTTTAATATCTTTAATTTCTTTAATTTCTTTAATTTCTTTATTATCATCTAGATTTTGTAAATCTAATTCATCAATATCACTCCTAGTCTCACTACCAGTTTCACTCCCACTCCTACTTCCACTCTCACTATCACTATCACTACCACTCCCACTTTCACTATCACTTCCACTACCACTTCTACATCTACTTCCTTTTCTAGATCTAGATTTATTTAATGGTTTATCAAAGTTTTCCATATTTTCAATCATTTCTTTTTCATATTCTTCCATATCTTCATTTTCAATAATTAATAAATCAAAATCAGTCTTAACTCTATCCCTAAACCATTTTGTTCTAGATACCATATCGTATTCATCTGTAATATTATGATGATAATTAGAATCATCTCCATTTACACAACCATAATAATAAGGAAAGGATGGACATTTACCAGATTCCACTAATTTATTTCCGAGGTATAAAAATAAGGCTTCTACATGACCACTATTGTTGTAGGAGTTCAATTTATTCATAGTATTCTTGAGACTTTCGTCATTAATATTTTTATTTTGTATAGTAGATGGTATAACATATTCATCTTTCATAATTTTTAAAGGCTCTAGCAAAGCTGATTTCTTGATATGTATTGTTTCTTCTTTACATATCTTTTCACCTGTAGCTTTATTAGTTTTTTCAATAATTGCTGTAGCCATGTATGTATTATTAATAGCTTCTTCGATCTCTGCGTCATCATTATTACTATCATCACTCATATCATCATCACTTTTTTCTAATTCATATTCATCGTCAATATCACATTGTTTATTTAAAACAGCATCTAATTCATTACTATTATCTAGATTATCATTGCTACCACCAATCATATCACTATTGGTTTCACATTGGTCTTTCTCTTCACCTTTTTCAGTATCACTACTAGAATCTTGTTCATCTTCTGTATCAAAATCTTCATCATCACTTTCGGTTAGTTTTGTTAATATTTGTTTACACTTGAATTTACTATCTAATACTATACCTCGTAATTCTTCCGGAGACATATTATCATCATCTATAACTTTTTTATAAATAGGATAAAAAAACTTTAAATTTTCAATCTTTAATTTTTCTGTTATTGATTGAAATAAAGTATTACATTCATCATCTGATAATTTGGAAACTGGAATTAATGCTTTAGACATTTTTGATATATTAGATTATTTTATAATTTTATTGCTGAATTACTTATTACTGAATTACTTGATATAAAATATTAATAATTTATTAATTATTATTTTTATATTTATTTATAATTACGAAATATAAAATACATATTATACGTAATTATAAATTTATATATTTACATTATAAAGAATAGGTAATAACTAATAACTAATAACTAATAACTAATAACTAATAACTAATAACTAATAACTAATAAATAAGTAATAAGCAATAAGTAATATTATATAATATCAAAAATAGATATATTAATACTATAATATAGAATGCCTGTAGATCCTTATCAAGATGTTACATTTGATGCTTCAATTGTCCTTAGTTATGCTGATAAAAATTACCAAACAAATGATGGTACTATAGGTAAATTACGATTTAATCAAACAACTCTAAAATTTGAAGGATATCATTGCCCTGCAAGTAGTAATATAGGTGCAGATATCTATGGTAATAAATGGAGAACACTAACACAAGACATAGCTAGTACTAGTAATGTAGGAATTATAAAAGTTGGTAGCAATCTTTATATGAATCCAACAACTGGTGTTTTATCATCAATTACAAAAGGTGAAAGCCGTATGTATCAATTAGTAATTACTGTATCACCTATTCCTGGAGCTGCTGATTATCTAGATATCAATACCGCAATAACAAATGCTATTGGAACACCAGCTAATAATTACTTAGACGGTTCACTTACTAGTAATATAGGAAGTCCACCATCATCAACTTTTCCTTTTCTAATACAATTAGGCCCAGGTCAATTTAGTGAATCTATTAATCAAATTGTATTACCTGATTATGTTAGTCTTCGAGGCGAAGATAATTATAATTCCGTGATTACACAATATACTGGAAATACTTCATCATATTCTGGTTCAATGATAATTCTTGGTGAAAATAGTGAAATTGCAAATTTAATTGTAAATTTATCAGATACTAGTAATTCTTCTTTTAGTAATGCTATTTATTCATATAATAAAAATAATATATCAATTAATAATTGTATATTTACTTGTAATACGTCTATTAATACTATTGGAACAACTAGACATATATATATGGATGGAGGAGTCAATGGAGGAAATAATAATACTATTGAAAATTGCCAAATATTAGTAAATGGTCCTAATCTACTAGGAACTTATACTGGTATATCTATAATAAATTGCTCTCCACGTATAATAAATAATAGGATAGATATTTTAACACCATTAACAACATTTACTAATGGAATATCTCTTACAAACTCTTCTGGTCCAGAATCTATAATAGATAAAACTTATATTGAAAATCTAATTTTATCTAATAATTATTATAATACTTCACCAGGAGGTACAAATATAGGTATTAATCTTAATAATAGTCCAGTAGTAATAAAAAATAGTGAAATCGAAGTTGCAAATGATCCAAATAATGATACATTTAATTATGGTATATATTTTTCAAGTTCAAATGTTTTAGTTGAAACTGGACTAACAAGTAATACAATTAGTTTTATAAACAATACAATAAATACTAGTAATATAAGTAATACTAGCTATTACGATTATAATAGCGTAATAGAAAGTTCCAATGTATCAGTAGTAAATTTTTCTACTTTAGGATTTGAAAGGAATCAATATATAGTAGTATCTGGATCTACTAGTAATGATAATCTATATAGGATTGGTAGTATTCCAACATCCAATGTAATAATTCTAGATAATGGATATAATTTAAATAATGAAAATAATTCTAATAATTCTAATATTCATATAAATATTAAAGCATTATATACTGTAGATATCCAACAAACTAAAATTTGCGGATCTATAAATACAATTACTAATGGAAATAGTAATAGTAACTATCTATTTAATTTAACTAATGTAATAATTCAAGGAGGACCTCTAAATATAGAACCATCATTTTCTCTATATACTAGAAATAAGAATATTACTGTTGGTTCTCAGAATTGCGACTACTATTCGATATCTAGTGCTTTATCATCTATAACTAATAATAATGCTAATAATAGATATAAATTATTATTAAACCCTGGAACATATAATGAATTAGATACCATAACATGTAAAGATTATGTTGATATAGAAGGTTCTAGTAAATACAATACTTTCATTAATGTTAATAAATTTTCAAGTGAAGGTCAACCTGGTATTGATTCCAATGTAACTAGTGCTTCGATAGTTGTAGGTAAAAATATGAAACTTTCTGAAATGACAATTACTAATAATGGTAATGGTAATGAACCAATTGTTAATAATGCGAATAGTATTTTTAATTATGGTGGCTGTTATGGTATAGCTACAAACAGTAATTTATATGTAGCTGCAGGATTTGGTTTAAAAACTATGGCATATAGTTATGATAATATAAATTGGTCTCGTAGCATAAGTGGTAGTGGTCTTTTAAATAATTATGGGAAGTGTATCAATTATAGTAGTAATAGTACTGGAACTTTATGGCTAGCTGGAGGTAATGGAACATCTAATACCTCTATAATATATAGTTATAATGGTATAAATTGGTCAAATACTAATGATTCGTATAAGCCTGAAAATCCATATAATAATGTTCAAGTATTAATAGATATTTTAGGATTTGGTATTGGCATAGCAGTATCTAGCAATGGTCAAACCTGTGTAGTAGGAATATCAGGATATTATAATAGTGGTATTTGTATTTATAATTCATCTAATCCATCTCTAGGAAATTATAATTTAATTCAAACATTTGATACAGGAGATGACAGTTATGGTCGTACTGTTGCTGTATCAAGTAATGGTCAAATTATAGCAACATCAGAATTTATATCAGGATCAGTATATATTTATTATTCACCAAATCCAGAAGTTGCTGATAGTTATACACCATTCTCAACATTTATAACAGGAATATCTAACCCTCTAAGTATTGATTTATCTAGTTCAGGTCAAACATTAGTAGTGGGTAGTAGTCAGTATTCTAGTAAATTATACATTTATAATTCACCAAGTCCAGAAACTGGAGAAGCTTATAATTTAATAAACGAATATACATTGGGATCTACTTTTGCGATTACTGTTGCTGTATCAGACAATGGTCAAATTATAGCAGCTGGCTCTGCTAATACAAATACAGTATCTATTTATTATTCATCAGTACCTAATCCTCAAGTAGTATCATCATATAATAATGTATTAAATTTAACTGGAAGTAATAGTGATAATTTTGGTAATAGTGTAGATTTATCTAGTTCTGGACAAGTTTTAGCTGTATCAGGAGCAAATGCAGTATATCTTTATTATACATCAAATACAGATGGAACAGGTTATACTTTACAAAGTACTATAGAAGGTCCTGTTGGTGGTACTTTTGGTAATTATAATATATCTTTATCTGGTTCTGGTCAAACGTTATTAGAAGGTTCTTATACAAGTAATATTGCTAGTATTTATTATTCATCAAATATTGCTTCATCAAATAGCTATGTTCAAACAAATACATTATTCATGAATGATAGTGTTAGCTGGGTAGCATTATCTAAAGATGCTCAAACAGCATTAATTGGTGGAGGTAATGATAATGGAACTGTTAGTATTTATAATAATAATAATAATAAAAATTTTTCTACCTGTAATGCCTTATTAGAAAATAATAATTTATGGGTAGCAGGTGGTATTAGTAATACTACAACACCATTAGGATATAGTTATGATGGTATAATTTGGACAAATAGTAATTCAGCCCCTTTCTCTAATAATGAATGCTATGCCTTATCTGTAAATGTAAATAGTAATGTATGGGTAGCAGGTGGCAGAGGTACAAATCCATTAGCTTATAGTACAGATGGAATTACTTGGGTATCAAGTATAAATGGTAATCTAATATTTACAGATTATTGTTATGCTTTAGAAAATAATATAAATATATGGGTAGCTGGTGGACGTGGTGGAAATCAAATGGCTTATAGTAATGATGGTATAAACTGGACAATTAGTACTAGTGGCAATTCTATTTTTACATATATTTGTTATGCTATAAAATGGAATGGTTCATTATGGATAGCTGGTGGTTATGGTACAAATGTATTAGCTTATAGTTATAATGGTATAAATTGGTTTCCTAGTAATAATGGTAATAGTATTTTATCGAAATGTTATACTATTACATGGGATGGGACCATATGGATAGCAGGAGGAGAAGGAGATAAAGAAATCGCCTATAGTTATAATGGTATTAATTGGAGTACAAATATTAATAACTCTATATTTAATGATGAAGTTGCATGTTATTCTATTGCTTGGAATGGTACTATGTTTCTAGCAGGAGGATTTGGTAATACTACATTATTTTATAGTTATGATGGCTTTATATGGGAAAATATAATATGGGCAAATATAAATGATAATATTCTTTTTAATAGTGGAAGTTGTAGTTCTATATCATGGAATGGTACTTCATGGGTAGCAGGTGGATATAGTGAAATTTCAATAGCTTATAGTAATGATGGTATAAATTGGTTACCAAGTAGTAACGGTAGTACAATTTTAACTTATTGTTTAGCAATTACATCAAATAGTTCTTTATGGGTAGCAGGAGGTGGTAGTAATGGACAAAATACAATAGCATATAGTAATGATGGTATAAATTGGTTACCAAGTACAAACAGTAATTCGGTAATTAGTACTGATGTATATGCTTTAGCTAGAAATGATACAATATGGGTCGCTGGTGGAAATGGTACAAATTCATTAGCTTATAGTTATGATGGTATAACATGGCTTCCAAGCGATAATGGTAATACTACATTTGATCAAGCATGTTTTTGTATAGCTTGGAATGGTACACTATTTGTAGCAGGTGGATATTATATTAATAGTATAGCTTATAGTTATGATGGTATAACATGGAATCCTAGCACCAATGGTAATTCTATAATGACACCTCAGGGACTAGGATGGAATGAAACTTTATGGGTAGCAGCCGGATATGGAGATAATGTTTTAGGTTATAGTTATGATGGTATTACATGGTTTCCTAGCACGAATGGTAATACAATTTTCTTAAATTGTTATAGTGTAGCCTGGAATGGTAATATTTGGATAGCAGGTGGTGAAAGTGATGATGATAATCAGATAGCATATAGTTATGATGGTATTACATGGACAATAACACCTAGTAATATTTTATCAAGAGGATGTGTTCTAGCAATAAATAATGATGCTTTTAATTATAATTCCAATACCAGCCCCAATACTAATCCCAGTGATAATATAAATGAAATAACTCTAGATAACATAATCATAAATTATACTGGGCATGCCTATAAAGTAAATGGTATATATGTAAATACCTCTAACACAAGCAATATATCTAGTCCTATTACTAATGTAATTATGAATAATATTGACGTTAATATTATACCAGATTTAACAAATGCCTATAGTGATGGAGAGTATAATGCCATATATACTAGCAATACTAATTCCAAAATATATAATCCAAATATTCAAATATCAAATAATTATTCAACTAGAACAATAGGTATTAATTTAACAGAATCAAATAGTAAAATATACAATAGCAATATATCAGTCAATAGTTTAAATAATACTAATTATGGTATTTATACAGAGTCAATTATAGATACAGAAAAACTTGTTGAAATATACGATAGTACTATAGATTCTAATAATGGTATTTTGAATTATAGTGTATATGCCAATGATTATTATACTATTGTATGTAATAGTGTAGATCTACAAGGAGATACATTAACTAGCCCTCTAGATGCCCGAATAATATGTAATGGATGTTATACATTTAATTCATCCCAATATAATTCTAGTTACCAAAGCATTAATAGCCGAGGGCAAAATGAACAGGGAACTGGTACTATTACAATAGGTGATAATACAGGCTCACTCAATTCAACAGGGATCGATAATTTAATAATAGGTGTTTATGCAGGATCTAATGTAACTAGCGCTTCATATACTACTCTTTTAGGTGCTTATTCTGGATCTCAGATTACTACTGCCAATAATAATACATTAGTAGGTTCATTTACCGGGAATCTATTAACTACAGGAAACCGTAATACTATTACTGGCTCTAATGCTGGTATAAACATGACCACAGCTACTAACAATATAATAACCGGTCATGATGTAGGCAATTCTATTACTAATGGTTTTGGAAATGTTCTGATAGGTAGTGAATGTGGTCAATCACTAACTACTGGTAATCTAAATGTATTTATTGGTCAGAGTTCTGGTATAAGTACTACTACAGCAAATAATAATATATTTATTGGTTCATATTCTGGAACAGAAAATAATACTGGTAATGATAATACATATTTAGGATACGAGGCAGGTATGAATAATATAATTGGAAATGATAATCTATTATTAGGAAAACAATCTGGATATACTAATTTATCAAATGGTATAGTTTCAATAGGAAATTATGCTGGCTATAATAATACAAATGGTAAATCAAATACATATTTAGGTACAAATTCCGGCTATTATAATACTGGAGATTGTAATACATATCTAGGTAATAATGCGGGATGTGGGTATAAGTACGTAGGTGCACCTGGTGCCACAGGCACTACAGCTTCTTTTAATACTGTAATTGGTAATGAAGCCGGTGCATCTCTAACAACAGGATCTAGAAATATTTTAATTGGTTCTGCTAGTACTACTAGTACCATAAGTATCGATTCAGCGGGCGGTTCCCTTACAAGTGGAAATGACAATATACAGATAGGTGTTAGTGCTGGTCCCCTTGCTACATCTTCAATAAATAATGTAATAATAGGTTCTTCTGTAGGTACATCAATATCATCATCATCTAATAACGTTCTGATAGGTAAAAATACGGCAACATCATTAACAAATTTAGGTCAAAGTGTTATAATTGGTTCTGGAGCAGGAGATGTTTATACTGTTGGTAATGGTATTATGATTGGATATCAATCTGGTGTTTCTTATACTGGTACCGAAGCATTTGCCATTGGTTATCAAGCGGGCTCGAATGTTTCTGGAGAATTCAATATGTTTATGGGTTACAATTCAGGAGGTCTTCCTAAAGTAAATACAACAGGAGCCTACAATATAGCCATAGGACCTTATACCGCCTTTAATTTATCAGGAGGATCACGAAATGTAGTAGTAGGTTCTGGAACAGCATCATCTAGTGCTGGCCGACAGATGACTACGGCAAGTGATAATACTTTATTAGGTTTTAAATCTGGAAGCGCCATATCAACTGGTAGTGGCAATACATTAATAGGTAGTAATGCCGGAGCCAATTTAACAAGTGGTGAGGCCAATCTTATTTTAGGTTATCAATCCGCATTCAATCTTAATAGTGGCTCTAATAATGTTATGCTAGGACCATATGCTGGTTTTAGTATAAATTCTGGTAGTAACAATATATATACTGGTAATTCAGCAGGTTATCAAAATATTAATGGATCAAATAATATTAATATTGGTACAGAAACTGGTTATGTATCTACAAATAATAATTATAATATTCATTTAGGTTATCAAGCTGGTTATAATTCAGTAGCAGACGATAATCTGTTTTTAGGTTATCAATCTGGTATAAATAATACTTCTGGAACTAATAATATATTTATAGGAAAATCTACAGGTGCCGGCAACAATACAAATAATGAACAAATAGGAGATAATAATATTTTCTTA